AGAGTACTTCTTCTTCAAAAGCTCTGTCTGATGATTCTATTTCGTATAATGGTTTAAATTCGTCGTCTACGCTGCCATATTCTATTCCAAAAACTGCATTAAGTCCAGGAAGTAGTTCTTTGGCAATACTTGCTCTATTGATAGCCATTTAATTATTCCTTTCCTTATGCCATTAGCAATGTTGTGGTTACAAAGTTATCAACATGATTGTTTAGACGTACTTCATACCAAGGGAATGCATCTGTTGCAGTAGCTGAAGCTGCTACACCAGTATCCCAAGGTGCTCTATCTAAAACTCTCATAGCTGAAAAAGATACAGTTTGTCCATCTGCATCTGCCATATAAGCACTTTGACCTGTTTTTGTTGAACCTGTTCCTACTACAAACGCAGTATTATGAGGGAAACCTGCAATAGTAGCTGCGAAAGTTACACTTGCATCCATCTGTACAAAATATGTTTGTTTAGGATCTGAAGCTACATGAAGTTTTACATCTGTAGCTGTTATGCCACCAGTCCAATATCTACTAAATTGTTGATCGCCTGAACCATCAACGTAACTGCAACCTTGGAAAACACCAATAGTTTTAACTCCTACAGCTACTGTCGCTGCGACAATAGTTCCTGTAGATGTTTGATAACAAAGAGGATCACCTGTAAATATATTACTAGGTAAACCTGCACTTGGTGCTAAATGAGCATTATTCCAATTAATAGTTGTAATTCCAGTAGAGTTAGAACCAGCACCATTTTTTCTCGCTAGTACAAGACCACGAGGAGCATTAGTTGCTGCCATCTTCTTTCTCCTTTATATTAAGTAATAAGAGGATTAGTCCTGAAAGTTAGGTTGTCTTCCTGTTACTACTTTAGATTTACTATTATTAGAAATAGGCATACGAGAATTATTAGAACCCATAAGTTGTGCGTTAATCGCTTCATTCATGGCTTTACTTTTATCTCTATAATACTTACTTCTAGCTTCGTATTTAGCAGTTGGGATTTTTGCTAATCCTACGTCAGCACGACAGACTACCCCTGCATATCTACCTTCCTCTCTCACGAAAGAGGTTGCACTCATTTCAGGAACTTCAGCTAAATCAACAAATATCCATCCTTCTTGTAATTTCTTACCTAAATGTTTAACATCATCTTGACCTTTAAGAGTCATTCTTAACCATCCTAATGTCATACCTTCGTTGGCGAAACGATCTTTAACTACTTCAGGAATATGAACTACATCTTGTTCTTCAAATGTATATTCAACTTCTTCTCTGGATTCTTGTTTTCTTCTAGTTTCTTGTTCTCTTAAATTAGAACTACGTGTATTATTAACTCGTGTCATTATTTTCCTCCACGCTGCATATTAATTGTAGTATACTCTCCTTCAGCTTTATCAGCCTTTTGTTTTTCGAGAGCATATTGTTCAAGTGGTATATTCCATTTGTTAGCTAAACGAATATCTTCTTTAGATAGTTTAACTTTCTTACTAGAACCTGGAGAGCTGCGAGATGCTCCAGCGACCACTTGAGCAGGTTTTGACGTATTACCCTGCTGACGAACTTCCCCACCTTGAGCAGCAGTTGCTGCAAACTTATGAGGAAATGTTTCTTTCATCCTACGATCTATCTCAGTATAATATTCTGAATCTGTAGGATTAAAACCTTCTTCTTTTAACTGTCCATCTATAGCTAATGCTGAGACAGTCATAATTTGATCTTTACCAAACCAATCATTACTTGTTGCCCATTCTTCTGCCTTTGGATCTGGTGTAGGCATTGGGGGTTGATAATGTGGTTGCTGTACTTGTTGTTGTACAGGTTGTTGATTAAATTGTTGTTTCGTTACATTTAATGATTTTAAATCATTTTGTGCTTCATTTAAAAATTCTTGAGCTTGTAATATTTTTCCAGAATCGCCTTCTTCATGTGCTGATTTATAAGCATTACGAGCTAATTCTAATTTATCTGTTATTTGCTTTTCACTTGCATCTAAACTTAATTTATTAACAGTATTAAATTGCTGTTGTGAATTATTTAACCTATAATTTAGCTCTTCATTTTGTTTTAATAGTTGAGCAAGTTGTTCATCTCTTTCTTTACGTTGCTTAACTAATTGGCGTATTCGCTTTTGTGCTCCTTTAGTTTCTACACCTTCAAGCTCTGGTGGTGCTTCTTCTTTTTTTACTTCTTCTTTTGGAGCTTCTTCTTTTTCTTCTTCTGTTTCAACAGGCGAAGGAGTTTCAACTTTTTCATCTTCTTCACCTTCTACTTCATATTCTACTTTATCTTCTTTTTCTGGAGCTTTAGTATCTATTTCACTCCATTCTTCTTTATCTTTTTCTTGTTCTTCAATCATAATATTATCCTTCGTTGTTTACGAGACATACGACTTACGTATTTCTTATATTACTATTATACACTAAAAATTTATATTAAGCAAATTTTAACTACTATATTTAGTTAAATTAAAAGTAGGATCTAAAAATTTAGGATCTTGTACTTTCATTATTACTTGATCATCATACAATAAAAGCATCTTAACATTCTTATATTGTATCTTTTGACCAGCATGTTTAGCATAACAAACATAGTCTCCTAATTGACACCAAGGTCCTTTAGGAAATTTTTCTTTATCGCCATAAGCAAGATCACCAATTTTTATAACCTCACCTATAGTTGTTAAATAAGACATATCGTCTTTGGTTGAATTTGGTAGTAAGATACCACCCTTAGTTTTTTCTTTTATTGATACAGGTCTTACGAGTACATGAAAACCTGGAAGTTCAGGTAAAACATCTGGAGTACTTTCTTCTTCTTCTTCTGTAATCCAAACATCATTCTTTATAGATTTACCTAAATGTACCTGTTGCATTAGTTATCCTCTTCATCTTCATAGATACGTTTCTTAACAATATCTTTTAGTTTATTTATGGACCATTCAATTCCATGAATATGTCCAACCATTTGTTTGTAATGAGCAAAACTATCTGATTGTCCATTACTAACAGAATTTTTTAATTTATCAAGCTCATCATTATATTCTTTGATAACCTCATCCCAAATATCCATGTATTAGATTTCTGCACAAACATAGCAGTTAATTTCTAGTCCAACAGATATTTCTTTAACGACTGGTGATTTCCACATTATCTTTTTCCTTTCGTAGGGTTTGGATATTTCCAAGCTTTTTCTTCCCATTTTAAAGTTACACCTTTTTTAGGTCTACTACCATATTCACTTTGTGACATTTTAGTAAAGTCACCATAAAGATTTCCATCTTTATTAGGAACATGTGTAGGTTTACCATTAGTGATTCCTTTATCCACAGGATACTTACTTCCTATTGGCATCTTCTTCTCCTTTCATTTCAGTTTCTTCAAAATTTATTTCTTCTTTTATGAGATCTGACATAACATCAATAAGTTTATTACTTCGTTCTCTGTCATTCAAATCTTTCATCTGAGATACTTTTTCTAAAGCACTCACACGAATTTTTTCATAATCTATATCAGCTTGTTGATCTGCTAGTGCAGCCTTTGCCATAATATCTAAAGCTTTTAATGTTTCTTTACTTGCTCTATCAAGATCTGATTTTTCTTTTTTCAATATAGCAGACTGTCCAGATTTACTTGCTTCCATTATTAATTTAGCTTCTTCTAATTCTAACTTCTGTGAATCTATTGCAGACTCTGCAGTATTCTTAGCAGCAGTTTGTTGTAACTTTTGTTTCTCTAATTCTACTTTTGCAGTTTCTAATGCTACCATTTGTTGTTCAGGAGATTGAGCTTGACCTGCAGCCATATTAGCATTTAAGACTTGTTGTGCTGCTGTAGCCATAGCCATTTCTGCAACTTGAGGATTCTGTTGTTGTTCAGGTGGTAGTTGTTCCATTGTAGCTCTTGCCATACCATTCATTTGTTCCTGATATTTTAATACAGAATGTTCTTGTATATTTGCTTCAAGGATTGGTTTTAATCTTTGCATAATAGGATTAGCACCATTCTGAGGATCTTGTAGGTACATCATCTTAACTTGTATATGTGAGTCATGGTTCTGTCCTGGAAATGCTGCAATAGGTATACCCTTTGTTGCAGCCATAATATCAGATACAGGATCTAATTGTTGTGGTTCTTTCTTTGGTGGAAGTATCTCTTCCATATTAGGCATATTAGCAGAATTTAATATTGTTCTATTCAACGCTTCAAGGTTGAACATACCAGGAGGTGATTGTTGTGCCATTTGTAATGCCATCTGTGCAATCATCATCCTATGTGCGTTTGATGGAATATTAGGATCTGATACTGGGATCACATCTACTCTTCCATCAAAGTCTTGTTTAAGGACACTCTT